TCCGCAATTTGTTGAAGAGCTTTAGTAAAGATACCATCAATTTCTTTGCCTCCCTTAAAACGCTTAATCATGTTTTGAAAGAAGCTGATACTAAACTCAGCTAGCGGCGGGTACTGGTCTACGAGACCTCTCATTTGATCGAAGAAACTACCAGCGGTTTGAAGAAGGTTTACGCCCTCTTGCTGTTGTTGTTGCTGGTCAATAGCAATCATAGAGTCAGAAGCAATTTCAATGCGGTAATTACGCATCTTGTTGTCCCGTAGGATGCTAAGAATCTGCATCTTAGTAATTTCCACTATTTGCGCCATATCAGGCATGGGAGGTGACTCACCTAGTGGCATACCATCTGGACCCATTGGAGAAGGTGGTGGGGGTGGTAGGTAGATAGTTGGAACAATAAGCTCATCTGCGTCTGCTATTTCTAAGATGCGCTGATCGTCAAACTGTTCCGCAATAATTGTGCCAAGGTTACTAATGGCATCGGATACAAACTTGGTAAACATGTTCTGCCGAACAATGAGACCAAGTGACGACCACTGATTCTCTAGTCTATTGGCCGTAGCTGATTTGTACTGCTCTGAAGTACCACGCAATAAATCAGATACTTTTAAGGTTTCATAAAGCTGTTGAAGGGCTGTCTGTCTAGCGCCTTGAAGCACGTTTAGAGCGTTAATAAATGGTTCCACTGGATAGAAACTCATAGCAGCGGCAAGACCGCCACGACCTTGATTTGACGTCCAGTTATTAACAGGAACGCCTTTTAGGTCATCTTGAAAGATTTGCTCAATGGTTTGACCCATAGCTGAGTCATACGCAAAGTTAGTGCGAATGGCCTGGGTGACTGCATGAATACGGGTAGTGAGCCGCTCAACCTCTAAGATTTGATCTTTAACGTGTGCGTAGTCTGAAACTGGGATTACGCTGTCTGGGTCAAGACTTTGACGGATAGCAGAACAGGGGTAGAACTTTTCAAACTTAATTGGTGGTTCAGTTTCATCAATTAGGATTTTATCGCCTGACTTTTGAATCCAATAGACTTTGTTTGTAGCTTGGCACCAGATTTCAAACACTTCAGCTTTGCCGTCATATTTGTCTTGGTTTCTAGCGATTTCCTTTTTAATAACCTCTGGGAAACTATCATAGCTGAGCATTTCGGCTTTTTCTGCACCAAATAGAGCTTCGGCTTGGTCCCTATCAAGAAACGCTCGTCTTGCTTGCCACTCTATTTCTGACTCGTTTCTAGCATCAGAACAAAAGTAATCATTGTATTGCACTACGTCTAGAACTGCTCGTTCACTGACTTTTTGTTCTACCTTTACAGACGCCAGTAATAAGCCGCCAGGAGCCTCGGTAATGTCCTCTAACTCATCGGTAAAGGCGTTACCATTGCCGTCAGAATAAGAGCCGTCCTCGTTCTGTATGACGGCTATTTGCTGGAATACGGTTTCAAACTTAGGCTCGTACCTAGCCCAGAGTACAGCTTGCCCAGTAAGCAAAAACTGCAAAGCTGCATTGTATCCAATTTTGTCAAAGTCAAAATGACAATCCATTGAATACTGGGTATTACGCTCAAGGATAATGCTACCAAGTTCGTATGGTATGCCACCTGTGCGCTTTCTTAGGTTTACTTCGGCTTTAGGGGTAGAGCTGTAATAGGCAGGTAGTAGGGTGTTAATGCAGTACCACCATACGTTTAAGCGGCGCTGGGCGTCCTTTAGGCTGTCGATCTGCTTTTGGGCGTTGTATACCCTTATGGACTCTTCAGCATCGCCTATAAAGCGTTTACGGCGGTCTTCGGAGATAGTGATTTGTTGCTTCCACCAGCGAGGCGAGTATTTCTTTACAAGTGACTTAGCAACTTTCTTCATATTCTACTTTTTGCGTTTCTCGCCCTAATCTTTTCGATGTAGCTTTGTAGTTGTATCACACCTTTATTGAAAACCTGTGCTGGTTGTTCCCACTTAGAGTCAATTAACCGTGCTTTGCAGAGGTAGCGTAAAGCGTCTGCGGCATGGTCATTCCCAGTTGTGTCCAAATCCTCTGGATGCCTTTTGTCTATTGACATGGATGGTAGAGTTTCTAAGAGGTATGGGCAAGTTGCAAAAATATAGAGTAACGGAGGTTTAGCGACTAAGCGTTGTCGTATCTGAGACCAACCTGAAATACGGTCGTTATCGGCTCTTCTAAACGGTGGATGTTTGTACTTAGCAAACACGTTTGAGAACTGCTCATTAATACTAGGACCACCATCACACTTAAAAATGCTTGGGTCAGCTACCGCTATTGGATTTTCTCCCACGGATGCTGAAGCGATTCTAGTTGCTTGCTCAACGTTATCGACTCCTTTTCCCCACATTTCTCGATAGATAATAAGACTTCCCTTTGGATACGGAACTTCATTACCTCCATCATCACGTCCAGAGCTAACAGCACCCCAGACAGCAGCAAAAGGGGAACTATAACCCCAATCAAACCCCAAATAGCGGGGCCAGTGCTTTGGGACGTTGAAAGGAGCAATAATATGTTTAGAGCTAAACTCTGGAAAGTAACTGCCTTCATGAATCTCAAAATCTCCTTCTAACCATGCTCGCACTAGCTCTGGACTACCTACCATGTGCAAACGGTTAATGTATTCAGGGTCTCTAGCTAACAGTATTTGATTATCCACCACCCGACTTGGAATATAGATGTAATCAAACTTAGCGCCGTTAGGTAATAACTTTTCTAAAACCTTCATGCCTCTGGGTGCTGGCCTAATAAACAACTCTTTTAGCCAGCCATGCCCTACACCGCCTGGGTTAAAGGTAAGAATAACCTGACCACCACCCTTACCTCGGAGTGCTCCAAATAGCTTCCAGATACAGCTTGGGTCAGAGTAGTTTCCCGCCTCTTCTATAGCCGCATGAGATAACGACTGACCTTGATATTTTTCAGCATCAGCATCATTTGCTAATGGTCTAAACCGCAAGCGTCCACCACCTACAAAAGTGAATTGCTTTTTCTGGTCCTGCCAATGAGCTTTTAGGGGCAAATAAATCTGCTTAGCTCGCTCAATAAGGTCATCTGCCTGGGGTAATTCTTTACGGAAGAAGATAGCGTTAAAATCAGCGCCAAGGCGTTCTTGGTCTACTGCCATCTTACCCAATACCCCGTCAGTTTTACCGCCTCCACGGGCACCACCGAAGCCAATAAGGGTAATAGGGCAGTTTACTAGAGTTTCCTGCGCGCCAGGTTGAGGCGACCATACGATATTCTCATCGGTGCGCTGGTCTGCAAACCAATCACTCACAGCGGCAATACCTCTTGCCGTAAACGCTTGGCAGCTAATTCGCAATACTTTTCCTCAATTTCAATGCCAATTGCTTTCCATTGAAGGTCTTTTGCTGCTCGTAAACTACTTCCACTTCCTGCAAAAGGGTCAAGCATCGTTCCAATTTTATGACATCTTAAAAATGGATACATTACATTCACAGGTTTTTCTGTTGGATGACGAAGACTAGAACCATTGATTCGTGGAACTCTTATAATGTCTGTGGGTCGATAAACAAAAAAATGATTGATTCCAGGGTAAAAAGCGCACCCTTCCCACTGTCTACCAAACTCATGTTGTAAATCCCCCATAGAATGGCTGCCTTTGTCCCAAACTATAAAACTTTTTGGTTTTGGAAGTTGATACAGATTATCCCATCGACACCATACAAACATGGCAACTTTGTATTTAATTTCTTCAAATATCCAACTAGGAAACTTGTCATCATTTACAATGCCGCCTAATTGCTCATGTTTTGCCCGCCAATTGCTGTGATAATCCATTCCATAAGGCGGATCAGTAAGCACCAAATCAACTGGCTCTAAATGAGGTAAAATATCCCTACAATCCCCGTGATATAAAGTAACGTAATTATCTTGGTAGTAAGGTTTAATCACTTCCCACTCACCATCACCGCATTATCACTATAAATCCGCTCTACATTGCACTTGAAGTTCTGGCACACAAAGTAAGGTCCAGTCTCTCCAGCCTGTAAACTAACATACGGTTTATCATCGGCTACCTTAACCGTACTAATATACCCACAACCAGGACACCTTTTAACCTCAGCATCACTTTCTTTAAGTCTGTGTTCTATCCCCATACCCTGTCGTAATCCTCTTTAGTTACCTCGTGCTTACTCACCTCAATTACACCCCTACAAAACCTAACCCTGCAATAAATAACCTCACTCATAGGTACTTCCATGCCTACCAACTTACAGTAAGGACACCTAAAGTATCTTAACCTCTCAACTACAACCTTCTTACGCTTCACTCTTTATCCAAATACCGCTGGATAAACTCTTCCTTGGTTAATGGCTTAGAACTAACAACACTCCTAACCTCTCCAGAAATCTCAATCTGATGCTGCTCACTCCACCCTAGCTTAGTCTTTAACAAGTGAAGCAATACAGGCGTATTACCATTCATAGCCTCAGACACAGCCACAGAAGCTAATCCACGCTGCATCTCAGCCTGACCCTCTAGGAACTCCTCTAGGTAATACTTCTCTAGCAAATGCGTCGATAAGCGTGCTGCAAGCGCCGTAGACGACTTAGAAAGACCTAGCCTGGCTAAGTCCCGTATCTGTAAACCAAGCTGCTCATTCTTAACGTGGTGCCTTGTATGCGGTATCTCACGCAATACAGGTGGCAATACCTCTACTTCAGGATTTTTTATAATAGGCTCAAACCCAGCAACTTCATCTCGTTTTAAATCGTCGTCAGTCATAAAAACTCTATTAGGCAAATGCAGAACAATGTTTGAGTAATGTACTGGGATTTTTATATGCGGGATTGGATATATACATAACCGGTACCCTGCTTGTTTTCAAAATCGTTTTGGTTTTGGAAACTGTAGCTATGGAAAGGGATTCTAAGCCGTTGGAATCATTACCGAAATCAGGATAGGTAACTAGTTTTCTAATACTAGTAAGCAACCTAGCAGTACCTTGGCTCATGTAACTATGCGATATCATTGAGTAACTGTCCGAACTCATCCCATGTCATACCGCTAGCGTTGAACAGTACGCCTATCTCGATTGGGTGATACAGCTGTTTGGTGCGCTCACGATAGCGTAATGAGCCATAGGATACGCCGATATGCTTAGCGAACTCACTCCTACCCATCTTGAGATGATAGCGTACTGCACGGTATAGGTTACCCCTAGAACTACGTAGGGTATGTCTGAACCCTTCTAGTACAGTACACGGCGGGACATAAAACTTATTCTTTCGAGGATGGCTCACTGTGAACCCTAGCATATCTCACCAGTAAACTATTTTTCATTGAAGCGCAAAAATAATAATCCGATAATACTTGCATGGTCATCATACTTGCTGTAAACTATTCTGTATTGAGTAAGTAACTGATAGTAACTAGGGAGAATATATGAGCACACTATACGTTTACAATATTGAGAGTAACGAACATATAGCGACAATTACAGGTAGCAGCAACGCTAGTTGCGAGGCTGTAGCCAACGAGCGTTATGGCTCCAACGATTATGCCTGGACCTACTCACCTGCGTTTGGCCTTGCTGACGGGCTTAGGTATATCGGTGACGCTGTAGAAATTAACGCTAACTAACCAAAGGAGAATATATGAGCACATTCGACCGCATCTTGAGCATAGCAGCGCCGTTAGTCAGCGGCATTGTAGGTATAATCTGTTTAATAACGAGGTAGGTATATGAGCAAGAAACTAAAGAGTTTTCCTGTTGGTGTCGTATCTGCTCCAACGGTAGTTATTGATGAAAACGGTCAATATCGAATCGGTAAAGTAGCAGTAAATGAGAATAACGATCTTTGCGTGAGGTACTACTTGCCGATAAACAGAACAGACCGGAAGCATATTAAGACCTGCAAAGATAACTCTACGCCTCAAATAGCTGTTTACGAATAACCCCCTACAAGCCCCTAGGTTGCATCCACCTTGTAGCCTAGGGGTATCCCTACCTCTACCCTTTATAGTTTAACAGCGACCATCCTAGAGGCTTTTAAGCCTATTCAGGTAGGTCACTCCAGTCACCTTTACCATTCCAAGTCTTTTCAGGGTGAACAAGCTTAGCCTTGCGAAGCGTAGTTCTAGTCTCTGGGTCGAACTTAATTAGAAAAGAGCCATGGTCTTCCCAACCTTGAGGATCATTTCTTAAAGCGTTTAATCGAAGGCGTAGTTCTTTTTCTTTTTCTGATTCTTTAGCCATAGGTTCCTTTTCTGTTTCCTTAAATACTAAATCACTCTTTAGTAATTTCTTATTAGTAATATCTTTATTAGTAATCTCTTTATTAGTAGTGAGCACGTCGTACCCCCTCATCTGAGTATCTCTTACCCCCTCACTGAGTATCTTATACCCCCTCTGGGGGTACGAAATACCCCCTTTGTCGGTCAGTGTTAAGATGCGTTTTCGTTTGTAATGAGAGATTGCAAGGTACCCTTTTCCGACTAAACTTTTTACCGTGTTTTGTACTGTTTTTTCCGAAAAGCCTGTTTCAGCCGCGATGGTTTTACGAGAAGAAAAACACGGCTTACCTTTCGCTTGCCATTCCGCAACATAAGCAAGCACGATAGTTTCGTACGGTCCCAGAATCAAAAGTAACGCTTTGTTTACGTTGAAAAACGCATTGAGAGATGGTATCTTTGGCATATCAGTTCCTTTTTAAAGAGCGGGTTTTACTTTCGACGGTAGCCCGCTCTTGTTTTATTTCCCCTACTTATACCCTCTCACGAAATAACCGTAAAGAAATAATAAAAAATACCGAATCTATTAGTTGCTTGCTGTAATCTTTTCTGTCATAGTGATGCTGTAAACAGTAAATTGTTTATGTAACTAAGGAGACAAATATGAAACAAGTAATGTTGAAAGTAGGTAAAATGCGGAAAGCTGATGAGTGCGTTGTTTATCCAGTTGATTCAACAAATCCAAACAGACGATTTGTTCAAGGGGACCGCCTTGTCATGATTGTGGATATAACAACGGGGAAAGCTCGATGTAACTACAAGACCGGATCAACCTATTGCAATAGTTTGCATTTAATTAATCATCCAAACATTGAGATTCACCAATTATCACCAGAAGATATACAAGCGATAGTTGATGCTACGCCTAAATCCGGTGATAAAATTGGCGGCAATGTGTTTGTAGCTTAAAGGAGAACTAATCATGAAAAGAATAATCACAGCACTAGCATTTTTACCCTGTCTGGCTTCGGCGCAATCCAATGACCCTGTCAGTGACGTATTTAGAGAGGCATATGGGCTAAGACAACAGCTAGCCCCCGTGTACGGGCTACCAGTTCAGCCAGTGTTACCAATCCCACAGGATAACGGACCTTGGGGCACTGGGTACAGCATCGTGACAACCACCAAGCCCAAGCGGAACATTTTCGACTCTGATTTAACAGGCGAGGAAACAGTTCAGCGGGTAGTGCCTAATGATGCTCTTGGGCAACCGCTTAAGGGATTCGATTTTGGATATTAAGCAGTACAACAACTAGGAGAAATGTATATGCAAACAATAGTACGAGTAGGCTACGCAATAGTCGCAGTGATTACCCTTATCGCCCTTCAAGGCTGTACGGGTATTGAGATGGGTGGAAAGCTGTGGATAAGTCGAGTGGACGAACGCCAAGAATCGCAGAAAACCCATAATATTCCGCTCAAATGTTACTTGTGGCAGGACTGTTCACAAGCTGTGGAAAACTTAAAGTAAGGAGGCATAAATGAAAGCTATCAAAGACCTATTGTTCACGCCTACGGGCATCGCTGTAACTGTTCTACACCTAGCTTTTTTCGTGGGCGTAGTGACCTGCGCCGTTGGGTTTCGTGTCTATGTACTAGGGGATGACCCTGCGGCTGCCGTTAAAGCCACAGTCACCCGACGATGAGCCAAGAAGCAAGTAGCGGCTGGTTATGCGCTGCAATTGTCGTATTGGCTTGCTACACGGCGTTACCTGAGACCCTTGTCTACCATCAGACCAGGCTACTTCGTGCTCCTATAGAGCCTTCCAGAGGCTTAATAGAAGCAGAGGTAGACCGAGCGGCTAAGGCGTACCAACTCCACCCCAGATTGCTTCATGCGCTGGTAAAAGTGGAGTCTGGGTATCGTCAGCAAGCTGTCTCACCTGTTGGAGCACTTGGTCTAAGCCAGGTCATGCCAGCGAATTACCGCCGTTGTGGGCTTAAAGATGCTGGAGAGTTGTTTGACCCAGTTTCAAACCTACGGTGCGGTGCGTTGATACTACGACAAGAGATAGACCGACTTGGCAGCCTTAGAGACGCTCTCACAGTCTACAACTGTGGGCGTGTTCAATGCCGAGAAGGTAAACAATATGCGAATAAAGTATTAAACCTGTTTACAGCGAAAGGATAATGCTGTAATCAGTAGGAACCTTTTGTAACTAGGAGGAACAAATGATCGTAAAAACAATCAACAGAAAAACAGTGTCACTTGAACACAACGGCTACGCTTTTGATGTTGAAGTGAGAAGTGAAGACGGGCGCATTCATTTCACACCGTTAAAAGGGTGGGGAAGTTTAGAATTACACACACAACAACCGTCGGAAACATTGCTCGAAGCAATAGACGAGGCAGTTTACAACGCTAACCCAGAGTTCTGGATAACTGAGGGTATATGACCGAAACAGTTGAGTGTGTTGAGTGTGGGTATGAACAACCCGCCGATGAATACGATGCTAAGGCACCATGCGCAGGCTGTAGGGCACTAGATGACTATCTGGAGAACTACGGGCAGCGCAGGGAGCAACAAAACGAACAGAGCTGGTACGAGTTTTGGCAAGAATGTGAACGAATCAAAGGAAAACTATGAGTAAAGAACTAACAACAACAAACAATTCAATCGAGATGCTTCACGCTCTTCGAAACACAGTAGCGCCAGGACTTACCGAACCTGAGTTTATGCTGTTTGCTGAGATGTGCAGGGTTACAGGACTAAACCCTGCCACCAAAGAAATCTGGGCTATCAAAGCAGGTGGACGCCTACAGCTAATGACGGGGATCAACGGCTTTCTGCGCATAGCTAACTCGCACCCACAGTTTGACGGTATGGAAGTGACTTATGAGTGGGACGACAAAACACTTATTAGCAGCACTGTGAAAGTCTATCGCAAAGATAGGCGCTTTCCGTCAGTAGCGACAGCTTACCTAGCTGAGTACGGCAAGAAGACTCCTATATGGGCTCAAATGCCGACGGTAATGTTAAGTAAGTGTGCAAAGAGTTTAGCTATTCGTGAAGCGTTCATTCAGGAATTAGGCGGTCTCTACACAGCAGAGGAGATGCCAGCATCATTTGCCGCTCCTACACCTCAACCGATTGAAGGTCATGAGGTAGTAGTGAGCACCAAAACGGGCGAGGTGCTTGGGTTTAAAAAGGAAGGCGTAGAAGTAGAAGGTTTAAAGCCGATGGATATTGCGGCTGAAATTAAGAAGCGCACACAGCCTACCTACTACGATGTGACTAAGTTACCTGAAAAACATCAGGCAGCAGCGGAGCAGTACTTACGGGAATGTGAAGCAAGGGAAGTCAGAGAGCACGTCTGGCGAGCACCGATACGCTTAGAACGCATGACACAGTGCATTGTGGAGGCACCAAGTGAAGACGAAGCATAAGCAAGAGTTGTTAAAAGTAAGAACGGAGCAAGTTGTATATGGTAACAGAGCACTCACTCAAGAGACGAAAGAAGAAGAAGCGGGACTGGAAGCGAGACGATGCCAAGCACGTAAGAGACGGGTGGAAACGTCACACTACTTACTATCGTGTCGAATCGATCAATTATTTGCAGGAAATATCAACGTCAACAGGTCAGTTTCTTATGGATGTGATTGAAGATGTCATCAACTTCTACCGCAAAAAGCATGATTGAGATTCTAGCGGCACTTGACGCAGTTCTTGCTCAGTTTGATACAGACGAACACTTGTCAGTGTTTGAACTAGGTCAAGCCGATGGCTTGCGTTGGGCAAAGCAGATAGTTGAGGAAATAAAAAACCCGCCAGACTCCGTTTAAGTGAACTCTGACGGGCGTAACTAGGAGGCATATATGAAATATGCTTATCAGCATAGTACCAGAGGAAATGACCGAGTGTCCAGGGACATGGTGAAACTGGGAACAGTATTGGAAAACGTAACAAACAAACTAAGGAAAAGTATGAATAAGCCAGTGAAGGATTTTAAAGAAAAAGGCGTTAGCGTAGCAGTGTGGGAGACCCGTAATGGTGGTTACTCAATCAGCATCAGCAAGCGTTACAAGGACAAAGTATCAAACGAGTGGAAGGAGTCTAAATACTGGTTTAAAGAGGACCTGGGTAATCTTATTATTATGCTGCAAGGCGCTCTAGACTTTTGTGGTGGTGCTGAAGTGCATAAGGCTGAAGGTGTAACAAGCGGTCAAGGGCAGGTAGGCAAGCCAGCGACCTACGAACTATCGCAAAATGAAATAGATGACCTGCCTTTCTAGTCATGTTCACGCCAATACCCATAACACTATCCAACGTGGAAATGCTTAACGCTGCTACTGTTGGTGTCACTCGTAGGCTTGCCGCTGTTAAACGACAACGGCAACACACAAATGGCACACCAACAATAGATATGTGGGGCATGGACATTGAAGGCGCTGGTGCTGAACTGGTAGTGGCAAAGTGGCTAGGAAGATACTGGAACGCACTTGCTAATGATCCAAACACGCTAGAAGGCGATGTGGGACGTTATCAAGTGCGGCATACCAAGCGTTTAGACGGCTCGTTAATTTTGCATGACAAGGATAACAGTGAGGCTTTGTTTGTGCTTGTAGTTGGTCAGTATCCTACATACGAGATTAGAGGTTGGATCAGCGGTAAGGACGGCAAGCAATCGCAGCACTGGCGAACAGGAGAGCGACCAGCTTATTTTGTGCCGCAGTCTGCTTTGCTAGACCCAACAGAACTCGAAATGAGTGTAAAGTGTAGAGAATTATGAAAACACCTATGGATTCGTTTGAAAGGTAGATATGAGCAAAACACCTGAAGAGATGGCGTAAAATTGACAGACCTTATACCAGTAGCAAAGGAACAAGATGAATAAGACACCAGAAGAACAAAAAGAATACAATTTGGGATATAAAGAAGGCGAAATAATAGGGACAAGTTATGTGATGCAAATAAGAGCTGCTAACTACACAAACAGTGAAAGTTTAGCTGAAAAAATCGCAGCAAACGTATTTGAGCGGTTAAATAATAAGACTGTTTCGCAAGCATTTGTGAATGGTTTTCAAGACGCGATGCGAAGCATTGAAAGAATGTTTAAAGACGCTACAAAGGCATTAAAAGAGGTAGAAGATGAGCAAGACACCTGAAGAGATGGCAGAGGAGGCGCTTATGACTGACGACAAAACTAAGGCAGATATGCGTATGTGTTTAGAACAATTTGAAAAGCAATTAGATGAAGTAGTTCCAGACATTATGTTTATGAGTAATGAATACTATCAAAACAATAAAGCTAAGCTAGATAAACTAGGGTTAGTAGCGCAAGTAGTAGTTTGCGATAATAACCAAAACATATTTAAGGTAGAAGATGATAAATCATAAGCAATTAGCAGAGGAGTATGCTTTTAACATTTTTGGAGAATGCTATGAGTCTCTTATAGGAGAAGAACAAGAAGTATACTCACATGCTAAAGATGCTTTTCTCGCTGGCTACCAAGCAGCAGCGCCGCAATGGATTAGCGTAAAGGATAGGCTGCCGGAATTAAACATTCTAGTTCTGTGCTGTTCCTTAAAATCGCTTTGTCCAACTTATGGATGGTTTGATGGTAATTTTTGGAGCGTAAACGACGAACCTAATTACTTCAAAGACAAGATTGATTGCATTAGTTTTATTACCCACTGGATGCCGCTACCCGAAGCGCCGAAGGAGGAGTAAATGAACGCAGACATACCCCCGCTTAAAGTCTGGATAGAAGCTAAAAACTTAAACGGTAAAGAAGGTTTCGAACATGGCTACGCATTTGCAATACAATCCTACAAAGCAAGAGCGATCCAGTTTCATGTACTACTTGAGTCAGGCGCTCACTTTCGCCATATTCCTCTTCATTGGCTTTGGCATGACACTACTAGTGGCGACGGTTCTACATACCCTCTGGACCTTCTTCAACTATGGGATTGTTTCAGTTACCGCCCCGTAGTCACCACCTTTGACATCCTAAAAGACTATCAGTGTGACGCCGTTCTTAAAGACAAAACCAAAGTATCGGGCACTTACTGGTTTACGATTGACTGGCTACCTGATTCTGAGTCTGAGTCTGCTTTCCTGCTCCAACCCGATCAAAACAAATGTGCCCATGTCGTTTTGCTTGATAACGGACAAGTCGCAGCTCTGCCTACCAATAGACTCGTCTTCAAGGATGCCTTTTTTATTGGAAACAATCCAACAGCACCAACACGAGATTATGCTACACTCGACACAGCTTGGTCAGCAGAGGATTGTAACCGCTGGTCAGTAGCGGAAACTGAGAACACCTATTATTGAGTTGTAGCCCTGTTGTACTTGGTCCATAATTGTCAAGACTAAGTTACAGGAGGCATTGTGGTAAACTCACGAGCCAAAGGCGCCAGAGCTGAACGTGAGCTAGCCAATCGCCTAAAAGAGTACGGCTATCAAGCACACCGCACACAGCAGTTTTGCGGTAAGGCTGGCAACTCAGACGTAGAGTGCCATGAGCTTAGTCAGTTCCATCTTGAGTGTAAGATGGTAGAAGCTCTAAACATAGACAAAGCCATGGACCAAGCAACTAGAGATTGCGGGGACCGAACACCAGTTGTAGTGCATCGAAAAAAACAGCGCCCCTGGCTAGTCACAATGTACTTAGAAGATTGGTTGAAACTGCAAGATGCAAGAAAAACAGAAGATAAACGAAACGGAACCGTTTGATCATAAAGCTACGCCAGAACAATTACTCTGGCTGGCTGTAATAGAGCGAGCTTTACTAGACTACGCTTGCCCTACCTCTGACTCACAGAAGTGCCATAACATCGGGCTAGACTGGTTTTTCTATGAGCTAAAATCCAAACCTTACAACCTAGAGTATATCTGCGAGAACTTTCTTAACTTTCCGGCAGGCGCAGAGAAAGTAAGGAAGCGACTAGAACGATTGATTAACTCTGAGTTTCCAGAACAAGCAATCAACCGCTCACGCCGCTACAAAGGTTTCTATTAACGCTTCTTTTTCTTGTCAACAATCGACCAAACCTGACTAACGCCGTAGACAACAGCGCCAGCAACTACAGGCTCAGCAGCTTTAGCTAGACCCTGTGCGGCTTCCTCAGTCACGCCAATGGTAAGCAATCCACCAGCGGCTAAGGTGAGCAAGTGTCGGACAATGGATAAAAGTATTGGCATATAATTCCTCTGGTATACTCAAACAAACTACTATCGTACTTACAGTTTCTACTTCTTGGATCTATGAACTTACCCCGTATGCAGTTCATCCACGGCTCCCAGTAATAGGTTAGGTCGCAGTGTCTATACTTATCAACCCACTTCTTTACGTTAATTGTAGAGCCGTCTATGCCGTCTAAATCAACTATACAAGGGGTAGAGAGTCTAGGATTTGTTCCATGCTTCTCACAGGTGGTTCCAGATAAACACGATTGGCGGTAAGGATTATCCACAATGTTACACCCAGGCAAAGCACTAGATACAAGAGCACCCATAACTCTTCTTGCTCGTCCATTTAGGTCACACTCCAAACAAGGCGCTACATAACACGTCATCGGACCTACAGCCTTACTTAACCTTACCTTTAACCTACCTAGCACCCTTTTAAACCTGGCAACTGACTGCCCTCTACCTCGTATAAACTCCCTGCTAGCCGATGCCGCTGTTTGCCCGTAGAGAATCTCATACTTCCCGCATCGCTTGTTTCTCATGCAAGGTGAATTGGCTATATGGACCCGTACTACCTTTGGTCTAGTGTCCTGTAATAGCCTGTCAGCGCACTTGCAATCGCTACCGAAGGTATTCTCTAACCAACCCGCTACAATCGTTTCCTGGCCATTGTAGGACTTTATAGCGGCATCACAGCTAAACTTAGGGTGACACAAAGCAAGATAACTAGGTGCCTGAGCCTGAGCACTACCAATAAACGCTAGTAATGCTATCAGCCACCTCATTTCTCCAATGCTCGATCTAACTTCTTCTCTATTCGATCTAACCTATCCTTAACCGCTACTAACTCAATGTGAGTCACTTCTGCTTGCATAACTAACTCATACTTCTTCTGCTCAAGCTCTTTAAGTGAGTTCTTTACACTGCGGTAATCCATGCCGACAATAGACACAACCACACCGATGATGGCTTTCACCATGAGGTCAAACCAATACTTTACCTGCAAGAAATCTTCGCTCATCAATGCACCCTCCCACCCCCGTAAGCATCAATGACAATTAGTTCAGCTTCTAAACAACCTGATAGCTTGCCCATAAACTGCAAGAACGCAGACCGTGATGCCAATATAGCCGGCTCACTGTCTATCTTGCTAAACTGCATACCCAACAAGATACAGCCGTTAGTATCCTTATGCGTATTGCCAGCGTGAAACAAAATATGATCACGTTCAGGCACGTCCATCACCTGCCAAGTCTTTCCAAACTTAGGGCTATTCCTTGGCATAATTTTATACCGCCCCACAGGTATGCAGCTAATCATGCGTTCATTATCTCGCCAGGCATCTTCTAACGTTACAAACTCAGGCGAGTCATCAATACACAACACACCAAGTGTTGCGTTGTTGTACTCCGTAACTCGCACTAAGCGTAGCCGCTTCATTATGGAGCCTCTGGAAGTACCCAAGTCTTAGGGTCTGGTCCCTGTTTAGTTAGATCGCGCAACGCTCTGCGGTATGCGATCCAATCAGCCTTGTTAGTTACTGGTGAATCACCGAGCTGCGTCCAGTCCGATGCGGCTAGTTCGCGGTTCCGCCATGCCTTGCAGTAATCGGCGATAAACTCATCGGTGCAGTCTTCTGGATTAAAGGAGCTTGGGCAGATGTTTATATAATTCATATTACACCGCTGCATAGGTTACAGTCGCAGTGATATATTTGCCCGCAGCTAAAGCAAAGTTCCCACTACTTGCCGCATCTTTATAGTGCCGTAGGGTAGTAGTTGAAATGACCACGACATTTGCGACCTGCCAACTAGAATCAAACGTAAACCCCGCTATTGGAGCCTGACTAGATGCTATGCTGGCATTTACGGGCAGGTTTAACTCGATGAATGTAGATGCGGTGCCTCCTGTAGTGCCGTCGAGCTGATAGCTCATGTGAACAATCTTTCCAATCTTGCGAAACTTTTTGCGTGAGTACGTGATAGATGTAAAGGTCATGGTGCCGCCAGGAGTAGCGACCAAGCTCCAATCAATCCACCCCCCAGGGTCATTAGTGATGACAAAATTAGTGCCATCGTAAATCAACTCCATTATTGCGCCACCGATCCATGTACCGAGAGTGGGGTTCGATGCGTCCTCATTGTTTACGATGTTTTTAGCGCCGAGACTGTTGATGTTGAGCGTATGTGCCGTATTGGTTGCGCCCGTTGAGCCAAGGCTGCTACCGACTTTTAGCCGGAACTTCTGCCCAGCCTTGTATGCTGTAATGGCGGGAGTTGCGCTTGCCGTCTGCGCCGTAGCAGTACCACCAGTAGTTCCCAACCAAACAAAATCTCCATCTTGTGCCTGACCTACCGCAGCGTAATCAGTTCTTGCAGAACCGTTAGCGACGCCAGTGTGCTTAAATCCTCCCATAGGAAGGTTCGCATTTGGAGTATTTTGCCCGTCTTTAGTTAGACAATTATTAATACCAGTAGCTAAATCATTGTCCTGAGTATCGTGACGAGCAGGTTCAATGCCAACGCCATTGTTGAAATCTGTTACCCACTCGTTAGCTCCGTTCGCTCTTGTAAATGTTCCACCAGCCCAAGCCATGACTCTCTCCTTATGCTTCCAACATTCTATATTTCATTAAAACTTTATCTACATATTGCTGCGTTTCGGATGGCGCACTTCTTCGTATGCTTGCCCACGTTCTTGGCTTACCCTTAGCCTCTGCCTTATCTAAAGCAGTAAGAACGTTTCCAATGCCCCAATTATACGCAGCAATGCTTGCTTGCAGATCCTCTATTTGATTCATCTGCTGCCTCATGTAACGACTGCCAGCTTCAACATTCTTATTTGGATCAAAGATGTCTTTCTCTGCTAGACCTAAATCACTCGCAGTACCAGGCATAAGTTGCAGTAAGCCTTTTGCTTTCTTCGGGCTTACAGCTTTCGGATTAAAACTTGATTCAACATCAATCATTGCCTTTACCAAATTAGGTGGAGCGTATTGCTTGCCTACTGGTATGCTTACGTCTTGCTTACCTACTTTGACTGATTCAGGTTGCTCAATGGCTGTTGTTTGCGTTGGCTGCGTTTGCGCTTCAAGTGCTTGCAATTCAGCTTTCATCGCTTCTAAATCATCTTCACCAGTTCCTGTTGTTATTTGTGGCGCAGTTAAATTGGCTGCGTTTGTTGTTGGTTCTGTCGTTTGAGACAAGGCAGCACTTGTTAATGGTCTAGTAATACCAGGGGCAAAGTTTCCAATGCTTTCTGCTAGTGATCCTGCCCCTCGTAAAGTGCCGCCCGTAAGCTTCATTCCTGTAGGGGTGCTTAAAGCACCTAAACCAGCACCCAATAAAACGCCAGCGGGTATTCCACCAGTAGCGCCAACAAGAGCTGGAATGCCACCACCGCCGCTTGTGTAAAGAAAAAACTTTACAAGGTTTTTAAGTAATCTTCCTTTGTCAGCAGCATCAGCAGCTTGTCTAGTAGCAACTACTGGTCTTGCCAGGAGCATTCCTTGTAAATCTTTATTTAATGGTTTTACCTCTGGAGCATAACGCTCAATATGCTTCTGCAACTCATGGTACATAGCTCGATTAAACTTTGCATCTTTAGTGATGCCTTTAGGATCATACTTTGAGCCATAGTATTTTTTTTGCTCTTGAATATATTCAAGTTTTGCTGCCCCTTTGAAACGATCTATGCGGCTTTTCAAGTCAGCAATAGCGGCAGCTATTGTATTTTCATTCTCACCACCAAACTTACCTTTTTGATTAGCCCCTACAACATCAATAAACTGTGGCGTTGTTACAGGTCCAGACACATTCTGAATGAGATTGCTAATTGTCTGATTTGTTTGATCGATATTGGCATCAAGCGTAGTTAGTTGTTTCCCTGGGTTAGACGACTTACCCAGAAACCCCTTATCAATTACGTTATCAGCTTGAGATTGAGTAAGGCTGATAGTATCACCCGCAGCCGTTTGTACTGCTTGTCGTTTTCCTGACGTTTTTACATAGTCACCTTTTCCGAAGCCAGCGGCTGCTCGCTGCATAGCTCGACCTTGCTCTGTCAATTTAGGAGCGGTAGCGCCAACAAGTTTTGTTCCTGTTTTTAATGCGGCAGGAGCAACTAAACTTGCAGCAAGTTGTAATCCAGGAGATTCAGGAGCGTACTCTTCGGCCGCTTTTACTCCTAAATATGAAGCCAACCCAGATACTGCTTGCGGGATAACTTTACCTGGACCAGTTGGGGTTGCATAAGACAACACTTCTTGCGGAATAGTTTTTTCTTGGAAGCCGTACCGAGGCGCCAATACAGCTAAATCTTGCTCCAGCGATTTAGAAATTGGGAAATATGGAACATTATATCCGAATTGACGTGTTGCTGCGATTGCTGGAGTCGTTATTACATCGGCTAGCCCAGCAAAAGCTTTTAGTGGTCCTGTAGTAACATCATAGCCAAGTTGTTTTAATGAATAACCTTCGCTTAGCGTTGCTGTTGGGAGTTGATTCAATTCTGCATCTAAGCTGGCGTTCTTAGCTTCTAATGCAGCTAATTCTGGATCAATATCTGCCATGACTATCGCCCTTGCTGTAATCTTGCTTGCTTCTCAGCTTCTTTTTGAGCAATTTGCTGTCTAAGAACTGCCTTGCGTTGTTCTATATCAGTTTTAACTTGCGGCATTGGTGATAGCTGTTCCCCCTTTTGTTGAGCAAAATAAGTTTCCCAGGGTAAACGATTAGGATTGATCTGATTGTTTTTTAAAACTTGATCCTTCTTGTATTTATTCCATAACAAGTCGGCTCCTGAAGCATCACCTTTGTCTTGAACGTAAGTTTCTACAAAATTAGCATACTCATTGTTGAGCTTGTTTATCTCAATCATGTTTTGCAATAAACGAGCATTTTCAGTTGGTGTGTTGGCTGAAGATGGACCAGATCCAATTAACATTTGCGTTTCAAAGTTAGAAACAGCACCTGGAGACTTTAACTCCTTAACAACCTCTGGGCGTATAGAATCTAATTCTTTTTGAGATGCTCGTTGCTGTTTTTCTTTTAGTCCACCTTCAGTTGGCGCATACTGATACATACCAGAGGCTAGTTCTCTTACGCTGCTTATCAAAGCAGGTCCACCAGTTTCTCCTGCGCCTGCAATACCTGCTGTTGCCTTGGAAATCATGGCATCAGCATTTGCAACAGACTGACGAATCTTATTGATATTTTCTAATGCAGTTTTTGTTTGCGTTTCTTCGGTTTTAAGATTCTTAGTTGCGTAATCCAACCGTTCGCTTGGAGGTAGCCCCAAACCTTTCGCTTGTTTGATTAAACGGTCACGTTTTTGCGCCGTAGTTTCATACTCTCCAAAAATGCCTTCTTTTGGTGGTGGTGCTAATTGCTCCTCTACGCTTTTACCAAACAGATTAGCAAACTCAGGTGGTCTCGCTCCTTGTTTGATTGCTTCTAATGTTACGTCTTGCTTAAACTTAGCTTGCTGTTGTGCCGATGCAGCCTTGCTTGCCAACTCCTGCTGAGTCAACGCAGTAGACAGCGTAGACAATCTGCCACCAATGTCAGGGGATGCATCAAGCCCACCAATAAAGTCAGTCCTAGCCTGCGGCGTAGTCATGCTCATCATCTGGTTCGCTAGAGTATTGGCTTGCAAAGTATCCTGAGCAGCTTGAGACCTAGCCTGGTAGCCCAATAATGACTGAAGCAATACTGACCCAAGGCTGATACCAATAGCCTGTCCTGTTGAGCCGTATGGGTTGATAAGCTGTGGTGTAGCTTGAGCCAATGCTTGTTGGCCGATACCATAACCAGTTTGTGCTGGTGAAAAGTTAAGGCCGTATAATGCTTCTTCTAATGTCGCCATTTAGCTTCCACCTCGCGTAAGACGTTGTGTTATTCCAGCGCCTACACCTTGTGCAAATCCCTGAGCAACATTTGCCCACGGATTAGGTTGCTGCTGTCCGTATCCTTGTCCTAAAGTTTCTGCTTGCATACGCTCATAAAGAGTAGGTCCAGGCTGTGCACCACCGCCACCGCCACGAGGCATAGCTCTCATCTGCTGTAACTTGTATTTGTTCTCTAGTGCTGCAAGCTCCTTAGCAAACTGCTGCTGTTGAGTAAGTTGCTCTCCTTGATACTGAGCACCAACGCCAGCAACATACGGAGCCTGAATTGCTTGGAATTGCTCATAAGGTGCCATAGCAGTTTTATAAGCCTGTCCAAAGCCTTGCTCCTGTATGCCGTATGCAGCAGTCTCAGCGGCACTCATAGCCTCTTGTCGTGCAAGGTCTTGGCGAACATTGGTTTGTTTGTAAAGTGCCTGTGCTGCTGGGGAAGCTGGATCTAATCCACGCTCTGCAATCTGGCGCTGTACGTCCTCTTGTTGACGCTGAAACTCTTCCTGGTTACGTCTTTCAAACGTACCCAATACGTTCTGCCTTGCCTTGTCCATTTCGGTTTGAAATCCAGGCTGATACTGAGATTGCATCTGGTAAGGATCAAACCCACGGAAGCGATTAACGATGTCACCATAAGCTTGTCCACCTGCCTCAAAGCCTTGCTCTACCTGCTGCTCTCTTGTCATGTCAGCAAATGAAGTTGGTCCTGTTGGAGCCGCAGCTGGCGCTTGTACTCCACCAGCTTTCTTAATGCCACCTTGTAGCTTCTTGATTTGCGGGTCGTTAGGTCTAACACGCTTTAAGTAATCAACACGTCGTTGTGCTCGTGCTACATCAAACGGAGCATTATCTTTCTTTGTTGGGTCTTTTCCTAATGCTGATGCCATAATTATACCTGTCCGCCTAAATCAAATCTCACCTCAAAACCAAGGATTTGCATAGTTGTATTTTTGACTGAACCACCAAATCTGACAGCAGCACAATGCCCTTGCCCCTTAACAGCATATCTATCAAAGATGTATTCAATGTCTGCTGACCAAGGACTAAACCAAGGACTGCCCCACGGCGTGAACACTCCTGACGGTGTAGTAACAGTCGTAACTGTTGGTGCTCTCTTGAAATCAACATCTAAGCCAAGGTTAAGAGTAACGCCACGTTTTGTTTTTAGTATTGGGCGAATATCCTTAAATGCTTTGTAATTACCTCGTGAGCCATAAAAGCTAAATGCGGTGCGACCACTAAATCTGATTGGCTGACTTGCTGTAGTTGTTACAGCGTCGGCTTGCCCAGACTCACCCTCCCATACAATGCCAGTGGATGAGCCATAAAATGGACGCTTGTTAAAGACCGTTGCTGCTAGGCAATCCTCATCGCTAAACATCTCGAAAACAGTCCAACCTTTAGTGTCGATTGAATACACTAAAAACTTACAACCTAAGCCTGACGTTGGAATATTGATATAAACTCTTCTACCTTGCGGCCAAAAAAAGCCAGACCACTGATGATCAAAAGACGTCGTAACAGCGTACTCAGATATAAATGGATTTACTTTCTGACTGATAGCGTTTAACGCTTGTTCTGGGTCGCTTGAAAATAAAGCAGAGATTGGAACTATGCCCTGCTCTGTAATAATCCAGACTTCATTATTAACTCGCACATGGGCTCTATAACCTAACGGCTTACCAATTATGTACCGCCCAACAAGTCCCCATGTCGTAGGGTCGCCAGCATAAGTACCAGTGTAAAAAACTATTTCGCCTTCTGAACTAAGTGCCCAGAAGTAATCTTGTGCCGCTACATTGGCACTATTGCTGTAACTACCAATCGCAACAAGAAACCCGCCACGAGTAAAAACGTACTGAAAATCAAAAGCAGTAAGAGCAGGAGTGCCACCTGTACCAGTAACTTGCAAACCTCCATACCAAACCTTAGCTGTATTAGCCTCAACAAAGTACAAACGCTCTTTATGCGCCGTTACGTTAACAAGCAAGTTTTTACTAACACCAGTAAAGGTAATATCAGAGCAAGTACCTGTGCCTGTGTAAACTTGAGCATTGTTAGTACCGTTACAAAGGTAAAGATTGTTAGCAAATGTTATGTACTGCCAATCACCTGTTGTTGGCGTAGTGCTACCAGTTATATCGCTAGAAACACCAGCAGTAGTAATCTTGTAAATCTTGCTATTGCTGCAAGCTATAAGTTGAGTGCTGCCGTCTTTAAGGTTAATTGGCGCTAGTAACTTAATTGGAGTACTAGTACCAATATCAGCAAACTTTTCATAGCCAAGGCGAACTGTAGGCGCACCAGCTCCAGGGAACACGTTTACAAGTTCCAGCGCAAAGGCTGGATCCATGTTGTCTATCGGACTTACTAAGTCCAATCCTCCGTATGGAGGTGACATTGTGAATCCCTGAAATGGCATTAGTATTTCCTAAACATTTGTTGTCTTGTTGGCATCTGCTGCTGTTGCGGCTGTTGTGGCATACTAGCTGGATAATTAACCATTTGATTCCAATCTATTGGTGGCATATTACCTTGCTGGCCAAGTCCATTTTGTAGTCCTGGAATTGGCTGATATTGCTGCTGCATTTGATTTAGATAGAAGTCACGAGACCCTCCCGCCCAAGACATGGTGTTAGGCTCTTCCCCGTATTTACCAAGTTCGGCTTGGCTCATTGAAGATGTTTGCAGCTGTGGCATTTGTGCTCGAATTTGCTGGAAGAAAGGCGATTGCAACACACGTTGTGACTCCTCTGGAGAGTGCCGTTGCATTTGGTCGTTTAGCGGCTGACCAGCAATCATCTGTCCCACTTGCCCTGGCGATGCTTGGATTGGTAATGGTCTTGGTTGTCTCATCCCACTAGCAGCACCAGCTACAGCTTGCGGAGCTTGTGGTTGTGGCTGTCTTTGTATTGCTCGCCCTCTCTGGCTTACAAGACCACCCTTATTGCCACGGTAAACGCCAGGAGAAAGACGTTCCATAGCTTTCTCTCGTGGTGCTTTTGCTAATGCGCCTTTTAGCTTCTCGCCTTTCATTTCTTTTCCTCCTTAGATTTACTGTAAGCCTTTTGCAATGCTCCTCGCATTGTTGGTGCTGCCACTAATTTTCCTGCATCGTTTCTATAAAGTCCTGCGGATTGTCTAGCTACTTCGCCTTTCTTTGGTCTAGGAATAATCGCCTCTGGAGCTGGAGCAGCGCCTACTAACTGTTGCGCTCCACTCATGTAGTAGTTGTATTTATTTTGGTCGATACGATTTTCCGATAACGCACTATCTAATTTGGATTTAATCAAATCCATCGTAATGCCTTGCTGCTTTGCAAAGTGCTGCATATTTGATAACGAAGTATTGGGGTCATCTTTAGCGTTACTTACAGCAGCTTTAGCGTACATGATTGCCATGTCTGACGCTTTCTGCCCAACGTATCCATATGAACTTGCCAAAGCATCTGCGGCAGGAACAGCAGCATTCCAAGCGTTTGGATTACCTTCTGCAACTTTATCTACGTTTTTCCATTTAAGATGGCTGCCATCTTGCCCAAAGTTGTATTTGGAGCCATCAGCTAAAGTGCCATAATACTTATCATCTAGTATGCCTTGTTCTTTTAGAACACCACGAACAGCATCACGAGCCATCTGAGGTTTCTTTTTAGAACTTCCAGTATAGGCTCCAATTCCACCTGCTAATGCACCAACACCCGCTCCAATAGCAGCACCAATAGCTGTTCCTGGTCCTGGAACAATGCTGCCAATACCAGCTCCTATTGCTGCTCCTGACGCTGCACCTCCAATAATTCCGGTTTGAGTGCGCTGCTGTCCAGCTGCCATATCGCCCATAGCTTCAGCGGTCTTATAGCCAGAGTATCCACCTGCTAGTATGTTTAAGCCTGGGATTACATAAGCTCCGGTAGCTCCAGCTCCAGCTCCAGTTGCTACCGCTCCACTTGCAGCTGCAAGATTGCCAGCGGCAGCAGCTCCACCGATAGCAGCTCCAGCTGTATCACCTGATTTATATGATTTATAAGCACCATACATTTGCGCTAAAGCAAGTCCACCTTGCGCTACTTGGCTCCAATTAACGTTGGACCAAAATCCAGGATCATTAAGCGATTCAGTTGGAACCTGCTGTGGTCCAGAAGGTGTTTGAACTACAGACGTAGCTCCTTTTGTGCTTACAACAGGAGGTGGAGTTGGCGAGCTTGCGCCAATTTCTACTGCTGGACCTGCTCCACTGACTGTTGTTGTGCCTGGTGTTGGCACAGGTCGAGTCATTGTAATAGCTCCGCTTTCTGCGTAATTAGGTGTTGCAAAAGCACCTTTTACATTCGGAAATCCACGTAGGGCTTCTTGCGTTAATAATACACCACCAACCATGCCTCCAGTCTGAGCCAATCCCGATCTTTGAGCTGCTGCTGCTTGCTCTTTTCGTATCTGCTCTGGAGTCTTAGGCGCACCAAATATGGAAGTGGTTTGGTCGTAAGCTACCTGATGCGGAAAGCCATTACTGGTTAGCCAAGCATAGTAAGCATCTGGTCTGCTCCTAGCAAACTCTGGTGCTTCAGGATGGAATGCTTGTTGATTCATCGCCATAACTATATCCAAGTTCCAAATACTGCCACGCCATTTCTTGCATACTGAAGGGGTCTATTAGCTCCACCAGCCCAAATAATTTTACCTGCTGCCGATCTACTAAACTCTTCATGCAACTGTTGATCAAACTTAGGTCTAATACTGTCTAGCCCGTGAATCTCAGCAAAGCGTTCTAGTACGCCCTGCTCAAGCAACTTCTCCTGGAATATGCTCTTGTCTGTGTCAGCTAGAAACTCACTATAAGCACCGTTGTAATACGTCCAGGTGACTCCGCCATCAGATACGCTTCCGCTAGTATGCGTAGGTGCTGTAGCGCCTGTAGTGCCACCTGCTGTAGTTTGATAGTAGTTGCCGTTATAGAAACAGTAAGCATTAGCAGCAAAGGCAGTTGATGCTGTCCAAGTCTTAGGAACAACGCTTCTGTCTGCAATGTACTCAAATATAAGGACTTGGCCGTTAGTACCAGCATCAGGCGTTGGACTGATTAGCAACTCATTGTTGCTCATCCCTCGAATCTGAAAGCGTTGATAAATGGTAGGGTAAAGTCCAAAGCCTTCAATCTCAGCAAACTCTTGCTCGCTCATGGGACCCAGAACTCTCCAACGAGTGCTTTGATTCCAAAAGGTTTCGTATTGATAGTGAGAAAAAGCCGCTGGCAGGGCGTACGTGGCTTGCCCAGATACCAGCGTTATCGAACCAGAAGCATAGCACTTCTGCCACGGATACGCCTCAAATATGTCACGGTTAATACGTTGCGCTATAGCCAGAAGCTGCTTAGTAGTCGTTTCAGTCGACGAAAATATATTCGACTCAACAGTGTAACCAGCCTCATTTGCAACATTTTGTATAACCGTGGCTATGCTCATACTTTTCTCGGTCGACCCCTACGCTTCACTGGTTCATCGGTTTCATCAACATCATCGAGTTCGTCCACAACTTCAGTAGATTGGATCACCTCCCTTCGATGTGAGCGTAAGTCTGTACCTTCATTGGCTTCGATACGCTGCATGAAAAGCTCCAACTTCTCCTCAAGTTTAGCTGTGCGAGCTTGCTCCTTCTCAAGCAACTGCTTGAGCTTAACAACCTCATTCTGGTCCGACTTAGCGGCTGCCAGCCAATCTTGAGCTAACTTTGCAAACTTGCCCAAGGTGCCTAGTTTGCGTTTTGCCTCATCTGAAGCATTAGCTAGTTGCTCTACTGTTTTGAATCCAAGGTACTGAAGCTCTCGCATAGCGGAGCCTGACATCATTGCCCACTCAGATAGTGGCGTGCCTTCTGTTACTGGCTCTGAACCAGCCTTAAACGCAGCATACTTATCTGGATAATCTCGAATATCCTGCGGCTCAATACGTCTAACCGTTTCATCCATGCCTGGAAATTGAATACTGATAGATGGAATCTCATCAAATATCGGACGCCCTTCCTTTAGGGTTTTTTCCTCATTCTCGTTGTAGGCATTAAAGAAACGGACATTAGCGCCAGAGTATCGCTTCTTGGGCGTTTGCTGCCCATTCATGATGCCCTGCCAGTCTATGTGTGCCATACCGTAATCTCCGTAAATAGGCGTTATTGCCTACCTACTTATAGCACTAGCCTTCTACAACGACCAAGGTATTGATAGTAGCTCCAGAGGTCTGATACGCCGTTATTGCGCCATTGGGAACAAAGCCATTAGCAAATATCAGTCTGTTGCCGTTATCGTTGTTTGTTAAGTTTAAGCAGAGGTTACTTGACGTTGGTGCTATGCCCGTAAGGGTTTGCCCGTCTAATCCAATGCCTATATGCGCTGCCGAAGCGTTCTGAATAATTAAAAACTTTCTAAATGGATTAGCTGCTAGTATTTGTACGCTTGTGGCGGTAGCAATATTTGGAGTAGTTGTAGTAGCTTTTCCTGCATATGCGGTCATAAATCACCTAATAAATTGGGGGGATTGCTCCCCCCGTTAAGCTATACAGCTTTAGTAAACTTGAGGTAAAAGAACGACGTTCCGTTACTAACTACAACGAAGCAGTTAGTATCAGTGTCGGCATCCTTAACAACTCCTACAAATCCACTTCCTACTGTAGCTGGCGCACCAAAAGAGGTGGTCAACTCAGCAGCCGTTGGCGTTGTATCATTTACGTTGTTAATAGCTTGCTTAGTACGAATACCAGCAGCAGTTGCATTTAAGACGGAAGACTCAATTCCGTCGCAAATCTGAACTGCATGCTCAGGTGGCATCCCAAGACCAATAAGATTGGTTACCGATGGCATAAATCCTCACAAAAACGGGGGATATTGCTATCCCCCTTTGTTTTTACACTGCTATATGAGTTGTAGATGCAAGCTCTACAGCCGTAGTGCCAGATGTATTTGCAAGACCAACAACGCCGTTTAGCTTGTCAGTTGCAGTTGCATCATCAGCACAACCAGCAGTTGATGTAGTGTATAAAGCATTACCAGCAACGTATCCTGTAAGGATTTTGCCCTTAATGCCTTTGCCAGTTCCACCGCCCATAGGTCCACCAATCCAGACCCAAAGGTACTCGTTATCAGCAGCAGCTACTTGAGCTACGCCAACTTGAACTGGTCCAGCGATTGCATCAGTAGCTTCAGATGCTTGCCCTGCTTCTGTAATTTTTACAAAAGCGTATTGAGCAATAGCTCCATCAGCTTGAACAAATACAAAGTCACCTTCTACCAACGAACCAACCGTTCCTACTTTCGCAGGAAGAATCGCCTCAGTAGTAGCGAAAGCCTTCTTATAATTAACTCCGAATGATCCACTCTGTGACATTTTCTAGCCCTCCTTATTAAGCGTAAATAACACCCTGGAGCGCAGGAGCTGCACAGCATAGGTTTCCTTCAACGAGAATTACGGTGAAGAAAGCATCCTGGTCAACTGGTCGATCCATTGTTGGTGCTAGTGGCTTGAAGTCAGCGCCTCGAACCATGTCGAATGTCCAATACTTGGTATTGAGCAATCGGCATGAGTTGGTCTCAAGAACTGAGCTTCCAAATCCACCGTCGAATACGAAATCGCATCCGTCATAAGCAAGTACACGGAAACCAGCTACAGCCTTCTTTGTAGGAAGCTGAATACGCTGAATAGCCGTGAGCGAGCTATGAAGATACTTCCAAGCGGTACGATCCATGAGTCCCAAATCTGGAGCCTCATCGCCTCGTGTGAGACGGCTGATAACGTCCGTAATGGTCTCCTGAACATTTGAAGCGGAAAGCGTTACGTTTGTGGCGTAGTTTCTAGCCCAAG